GCTACATAGGTATCAATATTGATTCCTTCATAGAAATCCATTAAATAATCACGCTCACGGGTACGCTCGTCCTCGATATAGCGCAATTTCTTCTTTAAAGCAGTGGTTACCGCTTCCTGTGACAAATCCGGAATAGTCAGCATTCTTCTACCTTCTGGAGAAAAAGACTACACATAGTCGATTACACCAGCCATCCTGGAGCGCATTGGGAATAAATTCACCAGAGCGAAACGAAGTGCATCCGCTGCGTGATCAAAACGGCCATCTTTTAATGGCATCTCTTTTAACTGCTGCTCCTCACGATGCTCCGGATAACGGTAATTCTCGTAACTCTGGATGGATTCCACACACTTGGGAGCAACAAAAAAGTGCGGATCTCCGTTTGCGTCCTCAAACCAGCGCCTGACATGCCCCACTCCGGCCACTACGTTGCGGGTAGTAGCGTCTTTCTTGTACTTCAAGAGCATATTCTGCTGTTTAAAGATATAAATATCACTCACACCACTCTGAATCGATACCCCAGCTCCCGCTGGATCGCAGTACATACCGTTATAAGTGTAGCCAAGTGATTTAATCTTCTTTGCAAAATCTTCAGTCTTCGTGTTCTTCATTGCGACTTCGTCGATTTGAAAAACAGTTGCAAGTCCGTCGGTGTTGTGCTTGACCTGGAGAATATTCGCATGACATGCCCTGTACCCGAAATCCAAACCGATATATGTGGGTAAAGACGGATCGTATCTGAGATCATTCTTGATCTGCTGGAATCGGTTGAATGGGTAAACTTTCCCAGCAAAACTTGTAAACTCCGCCAACACCTCTTGGCGTACAGTCTCATCCGTGAGAGTCCTGCGAAGCTCATCTAAGTCGTCCAGAAAGTACGGTGAAAGTGTGCTGGGGAATTGCCAGCTCTCCCAATCCGGGTAGTCCGGGTCCGCTCCACGGCGAAACAACTTCTCAAAATAGTTGAATCCCCTGGGAGTGGATGTGAATAATGCCCATCCTTTCCTGTCGGAAAGCGTTGGCCTGAGAAACATCTCATATGTATTCCTTGGTATTAAGGCCATCTCATCGATGACTAAGTAATCTACTCCTTCGCCTGGTTAATCAAGTGTCCGCCCCCCAGCAATACTGCCAGGGGGCAGACCACCTATAAGCGAATCCGGAGCGTCAGCACTCTTTACAGATATCTCGCTGTTCAATCCGGCAATCTTTAAGTAATACAAATCTCCAGAAATCTCTTTCTTGCTGTCAATCGGCAGCTTTAATTCTGTCATCACCATGCGCTTAACTTCCCTGGCAATCTTCTGCGCTAAGTTGTAATTGGGTCCGACTATCCAGCCACGGGTGTTGGGCGTTAAAAGCCAAGGCATGATCTCGTAAGCAGCCATCCAGGATTTCCCGGATCTCCTGCCCATGCAGACAACGCGGAAACGCTTACTGGATTTGCCCTGTAACGGTCCTACACTATGAATGGCCCACTGCTGTGGTGTCGGCTGATACCCCAAGTGTTTCCAGAGTTTTCTCCGGTTCACTATCTGCTTTATCACTCGCCTCGAATCCTACTTCTTTTAGTACGTTCTCCAGGTTGCCTACTAAGTCTAACTGAGATTTGTCAGTCTGCTGTAAATAATTCTTGCCCAGAAAGATCAATAACGCCGTGTTGCCAAGCTCAAGTGCGTTCTTCCACTGGGCTTTTCGTAAAGAAAACTTCATCTCCTCGAATCCAGCTTCATACTCTGCCTTGTATTTCGAGCGGATCAATGTCTCGCCTACTTTGAAATATTTTGCTATCTCAACTATCGTGCAGCCGAATGAGGCCAGCATGCGGATCTTGTCTCTGTCTAATTCTATTGGTGTGCGTCCCATTACAAATACTCGAAAAGTTGACAGCACTTGTCCATTGCGCGTCGCCAGTATGTCTTTGCGCTGGATGCACTGATGTCGAGTGCCAGCGCTATGGATGGGAAAGTGTGCTGGTTGGTACGCATCTTTAAAACTGTTAGTTCCCGGTCTGATAATTGGTCATATATGTGGTGCGCAGACAACTGAAGCCACCGTTGCTCCGGCGGTATTAAACCAGATTGGAAGATTGCCATCTTGATGGAGTACTCTTCCGCCTGGTCGATGGCATCTGCTAACGAGTCATCCTCAGTTATGTTCTGCCACGCTGTTGTCATATGCAACGGAAGTTATACACATGGGGTGTTCGCAAAATAGCGAAAATGTTCTAAGACCGACTAACTAGTACACCGGCAGCCGGCCTTGGTGCGTCCGTCCTGGTCGTGGTATTGGTTATTCTATCCGATACCCGACCGACGTGAAACCGTGATCATGTCAAACAATGACAACAAAGGAAATAAAAAACTCCATTCCATATTTGAAACCATCGCACACAATCAATCTATTAATTGAGTGTTCGCAAATCTGTTGAATATGAGACATAATTACAGTAATTTCAGATAGTAAACAACTATAAAAAAGGATAGACAAATGCGAAACAATAAGAAACAATCTGCTCTGGAAATGTACAGAGAAGCACTAAAAGAAATAGCTAATAGTGATTGGTGTAACAGTCAAGAAAGCATTGATAAAATACAAGAAATAGCTCAAGTAGTTCTTGACGGGGAACCCACTACTGCTGATGAATTTAATAACAAACAAAAAAAGGATAGACACATGTTACAATACTACTCGACACATCCCAACTATGATTCTGCTCTGGAATTCTTAAATGAATTAAAAAGAATGATTAGAACAGGTTGGCTATTAATCAAAATAAATCGTACTGAATTCAAGACAGATAAATACGGCGCTACTGAATTATGGATGGATTATAAACCACTATAAAAAAGGATAGACAAATGAAATGTTATGATTGCTTAGAAACCGCATCAATCAAAATAACAAGCGGAAAATTAAAAGGTAAATTTTTCTGCAAACCGTGTTTCGATTGGCGGGAACTTGCTTTAGCGGTTAAAAAACTAAACAAAAAAAAAGGATAGACACATGAAAAAAGGAACTAAGATCTTGCAATTTGTGGAAGACAATCCGAAATGCAGATTAATAGAGATTTCCAAATTTGTTTTGGAAATGAATCATAAAAACACACCGAAAGAAAATCGTCCGGTTTTACGTGGATATTACACGCAAGCAATTGGAGAAATGGTTGCCCGTGGAGTATTGGAAAATATAAATAGCCGTTACTCCATTACAGAACTTGGAAAGAAATTCAAGAAAACACCGTACAAAAAAACACCGATACAAATCGAAAGACAAAAACAAGCGGAGTTACGGCATGAACATTTTGAACAATTTTCAAGAAGTAGTAACCAAGTAAAGGAATGGAATATTGAGCAAGTAAACAATCGGGGTTATGTGCTACACGTCCGTGAATTAATAGCAATATTAAAAGACTTGCCAAGCTGGGCAAGGGTACAAATTGCATCAGATGAAGAGATAAACAGCACCGGAGATATTTGTAATACTGTTTATGTGGATAAAATAAAAGATGGGAAATTGGTTACACTCTTTCCGATTAACGTTAGATATAATTAATCGAAACACGCCGATTTCCGGCGTGTCTATGGGAAGTTAGTCGTTCCCGTACTGATGAGACAGACTTCACCACAAACAAAAAAAGGATAGACAATGAAACATAAAATAACAAGGTTATTAACACCACCCCACGGAAACACAAAGACAAGCAAAGCAATCGCAGAAGGATATGCGAATTATATTCTACACTTAGCGCCGGCGGAAAGTTCCGGGCGGAATGTGTGTCCAATGTATGGAAATTGTGTTCACGTTTGCTTGAATGAATCCGGCCGGGGACAATGGGTAATTTCCAAGGACGGGAAAATGAATCCGATCCATGCTGCAAGAATCGCGAAAACCAATTGGTTCTTTGAAAACCGGCCCGCATTCTTAACGCAATTAGATAAAGAGATTACATCACAAAAAAAAGCAAGTTACAACAAAGGATTGAAACCGGTTTTTCGTTTGAATGGTACTTCAGATTTGCGGTGGGAAAATTTCGGTATAATACAAAAACATTCGGATGTTTTGTTTTACGATTATACCAAGATTCCCAACCGGCGCAACTTGCCAGTTAATTACTCACTCACATTTTCACGGGACGAAACAAACGAAACCGAATGCATGCAAGCGCTTAAAAAAGGGCAAAATGTATCGGTTGTTTTCCGTGATTCATTACCGGAAACATATTTGGGAACGCCGGTAATTAATGGAGATCTTCATGATCTGCGATTCCTTGATCCAAGAAATTCTATTGTCGGATTGATTGCAAAAGGAAAAGAAAAAAAAGACCAAAGCGGTTTTGTGGTATGATAAAATTTATCATTTACTTATTAATTGCTTTGATACTCATTTTCATATTTGATGATGAATAACAATAAAAAAAAAAGGATAGACACATGAAAAAAGATAGCGTAAAAAAAATGCAAAATGTAATGAATGACACATTGGATTTTCTCCAAACAAAAAAACGATGGATAGGATACGATAGTTTTTTGGTAGTTAATGGTGTTTTATTAAGTGTTTTTCGCTTGGTTTATCACATCGCACCGGATTTTAAAACCGCTAAAAATACAATAGAGTCAGTTCTAAATGAAATTGACAAAGAACATAGTGATTAATCCATACTGACGAGTGGCCCGGTAGTAACGGCCCGAAACACGGGAATTTTTCCCGTGTCTATGGAAACCAAAAAAACAAAGGATAGACACATGAAAGTAAAACACAAAAAACAGAGAGTTTTTACCAGTAATGGAAATACAAAAAGATCAATGCAATGGAGACAGCGTATGATCTGGAAAGATGAAAACGGTTATTACTTCTTTAAAACTCAGTATAGTACTGGTATGGGATTTTCAAAAATAGTATGGATACCAGTGAGACTAGTTACTGGTGATATATGGATTATTGATCAATCAAGATGAAAGAAAAGATAGACATGAAAGTATTAAAAATTTTAATACTAAGAGAAATGCAAATTTTAGAACCGGGAAAAAAGATTGAAAAGATGGATATTAAAATTTTGCATTTTACAGGGAAAAATAAAAATGAGATAAAAGCAACATGGATATATAAAAATACACAATATAGCGCAATTAATTTGGGGCTTTTTAATCAATCAATAAATATTAGTC